TGCGCACTCTCTCCCCAGTCTTTTTACCCAGGAGGTGGAAATGGGTGCGGACGACAACGAACACGCGCCACTCGATGACCTCATGTCAAGTGACCGTCGAACAATGCTCATCGCGAACCGTCTGATCGTCGCCAACAACCTGCTCATGGCCGGACCACGGGAGGCGACGCCACTATCGCGCCAACTAGAGGCAATCGCCGAGAAGCTTGAGGCCCTAGACGCGGCGGAGTCGGAGGACGACATTGGCCGCGCGATCCACACCCCAGACGCCCCGTTCGACCCCGACTCTCTCTGAGGCCGCACGCCATCTGATTCTTCCGTCTGGCATCGTCTCGACGGGTTGGGCCGCAGTCTCCGCAGTCATTACGGCGCTTGGCATCGTGTTCGATGTCTGGCAGGTTGGTGCGTCGAAGGCGATTCTTGGCAAGCGTGCGGATGGGCAGTATGCCGCCGACGCGGTGGTTATTTCGATCCCGCGCCAGGTTGGTAAGACGTTCCTGCTCGGTGCGATTGTCTTTGCGCTATGCATCATCAATCCAGGGTTGCTTGTCATCTGGACGGCGCACCACACGCGCACGTCGGATGAGACGTTCGCGGACCTTCGCGCACTGGCGTCGCTTCCCAAGGCGGCGAAGCACGTCAAGGTAATTCGTGCCGCTAATGGTCAGCAGGGCATCGAGTTTCACAACGGTTCGCGGATCTTGTTCGGAGCTCGTGAGCAAGGGTTTGGTCGCGGATTCAAGAAGGTTGGCGTTCTCGTTCTTGATGAGGGGCAGATCCTCACTGAGTCAGCGATGGACAACTTGGTCCCTACGACGAACCAGGCCGACAACCCGCTTATCCTCCTGGCCGGCACGCCACCGCGCCCCAAGGACCCAAGCGAAGTGTTTACCAACCTTCGCACCGAGGCACTTGCTGCCGGGTCCGGCAAGAGCGACACTTTCTATTTGGAGTTCAGTGCGGACGCCGACGCCGACCCATTGGACCGCGCTCAGTGGGCGAAGGCTAATCCGTCGTTCCCGAAGCGCACGAAGGTTCGCGCGATCCTGCGAATGCTTAAGCACCTTGGCATGGCGTCGTTTCGCCGTGAGGCCCTGGGCATTTGGGACGCAACGTCTCGTGCGATCCCGGCGATTGACCCGGCCACGTTTGCACTGCGCAAGGTCGATAAGGCGCCTGAGGGCGATCAGGTTTCGTACGGAGTCAAGTTTTCACCTGATGGTTCCCGCATGGCCATTTCTGTTGCGCTCGCTACAGATGATGGCCCGTTTGTGGAGGTGGTCGATTCTGCTTCAACGTCGGTCGGTATCTCTGGGCTGACGGATTGGTTGGTGGAGCGGTGGCAGTCATGTGACGCCATTGTCATCGACGGTAAGGGCGCGGCGGGCACGCTCAATGAAGCTCTGATCGATGCGGGTGTGAGTCATCGCAAGATTATTCGCCCGACGTTCGATTGGGTGGTGACGGCGAACTCGAGCCTGGTTGAGAAGTCGCTCAAGGGCGGATTGTCTCACACGGGTCAACCCGGCCTGATTCATGCGGTGGCGAATACGTCGCGTAAGGATCGTGGTGAGACGGGCGGCTGGACGTTTACCCCCATCACTGAGGGCACGGATGTTACGGCGCTGCAATCTGTGGCGCTTGCAATGCATGGCCTTGGTGGCGTCCGTCGCCGTAACGGCAAGAAGTCTGGCACGCGTGGCCGCATGGTCACCGGATGAGTTTTAGAGAGGCCGTCGAATGTTTGATGTGACTGAGGTGGGCGATAAGGTTCGCGAACTCCGTGCGACCCAACGCACCGAGGCCACCGTGTTCGATGAGGTGTATGGGTTCATGCATGGGCGTCTTGGGCGTCCCACAGTGCCCGCCGGTGCTACTGGTGACATTCAGGAGCTCGCGCGTTTGGCTGTCAAGAACATCATGCCGCTAGTTGTTGACACGTTTGCTCATGCGTTGTCGGTGGACGGTTTTCGTTCGCCGTCTGCGGAGGCCAATGGTGCAGCGTGGGGCATTTGGCAGCGTGAGCGTATGGATGCGCGCCAGTCTGAGGTGCACCGTCCTGCTGTGATGTATGGGGCCGCATACGTGATTGTTGCGCTTGAGGATTCGGGCGAGGTTGGGTTCCGTATTCGGACGCCTCGTCAGACGGTTGCAGAGTACACGGACCCTGCTCGTGATGAGTGGCCCATTTGTGCACTCGAGACGTGGGAGACGGGTACTGGAAACAAGACCGTCGTGCATGGCGTGTTCTATGACGACACGAACGCTTACCCGGTCACGTTCTTTGGTACGTCGAAGTCTGCACGTTGGGAACTCGGTGATGGCACACCTCATGGCTTCTCTGTGTGCCCTGTCGTCCGCTTCCTGAATGACTATGACCCCGAGGACAAGGTTCGTGGTGAGGTTGAGCCGCTGATTCAAGACCAGCGTGCGATTAACGCGGTGAACTTTGACCGTCTCGTGGTGTCTCGCTTTGGCGCGTTCCCTCAGAAGTACATCATGGGTTGGGCCCCCGACACTGGTACTGCTGATGGTGATGAGGCATACCTACAGGCGCTGTCCGCCATGCGAGTCCTGGCCATTGATGATCCCGAGGCTAAGGCGGGTGCATTCCCTGCGGCGAGCGTGACCGCGTATAACGAGATTCTGCAAGAGATGATCGTGCACGCGGCGCTCAAGGCCCGCGTGAATGTGTCTGCGTTGACGGGGGACATTTCGAACGTTGGCGCTGAGACTATCGCCCTTGTTGATGCCCCGAATCAGCGCAAGATCGGTGCGAAGAAGCGTGCGTTTGGTGAGTCGTGGGAGCAGGCGCTACGTCTGGCCGCGACCGCTGAGAACGTGGATGTTTCTGAGGATGCGGAAGTAGTTTGGGCTGACACTGACCCGCGTTCGTTCGCACAGGTTGTTGACGGCATTTCCAAGCTCGTCGCAACTGGGGTTCCTGTCACGTCGCTTCTTGACCAGATCCCGGGGTTGACGCAGCAGAAGGTTGATGCCATTACTGAGGATGTTCGCACTGCTGATGCCAAGTCGTTGGCGGCACAGATTGTGGCTTCGGTGCGTGGTGGTGCTACTGATGCGGCTACGAGTCCTGCGGTCGCGTAGTGGCGAACCGTGCACGTGTTGAGGAATATCGGAGCCTTAACGCGGATCTGAACGAACTTGCTAAGCGTGACCTCGAGGCGTTCTGGTCACGGGTCGACACTACCGATATTGCGGCGGCTCGTGAGGCGCTGTCGACGTTTATGGTGTCGCTTGCTGAAACGTATGGCCAGTCTGCGGCGCTCATTGCATCCCAGTTCTATGACGACCTGCGCATTGCTTCACCGAACGCGGTCGGCAAGTATCGCGCGATCTTAGGCGGCACGGTTGACAAGGCCGCGATCGACGGCACTGCACGGTGGGCCGTTGGTGCGCTGGTTGACGGCGAAGGTTCGGTTACTGACCGTGCGTCGGGTGCCATGCAACGCATCATCTCCCAGCATGGGCGCGACACGATTGCGCTGAACTCACGACGCGACCCGTCGCCCGGTGGCTGGGCGCGAGTCCCAACCGGCATCACCACATGCGGCTTCTGTCGCTCCCTGGCATCACGTGGTCCGGCATATCGGTCCGCCGCGTCTGCCGGCCAAGGTAACCACTATCACGACCGGTGCGACTGTGTGCCTACCCAGATTTGGGACGGCGACAGTCTGCCAGACGGCTACGACCCCGAGGCGCTGTATGGCGAATACCTCGATGCGAGGGCCGGATCTGATAGCGGCAGCCTTACCAACATTTCTGCGGCGCTCGACGCTGAGCGTCCCAGGTAAGCATCCCACCTCCTTTGGTTGGGGAGCGCAACGTGCGCGCTGAGCACGGTCACGGCTGACGAGCCTATACGGAAGGAATCACCATGCCCGACGACAACCCTACGCCCGAGGCTAAGCCAACGGTGGACGACTGGAAGGCACCGGCCAACCAGGCAGAACTCGACACCATGATTGAAAACCGCCTAGCCCGTGAGCGCAAGCGTTACGAAGGCTTTGAGGATTTCAAGACCAAGGCGTCCAAGTTCGATGAGGCCCAAGAGGCAAGCAAGACGGAGCTCGACAAGGCGACCGAACGTGCAACCAAGGCAGAAGCCGAGGCCGCAAAGATTCGGATCGAAGCCGACCGGTCCTCCATCGCGCTCGCCAAGGGCCTAACCCCCAATCAGGCTAAGCGACTCGTTGGTTCCACTCGTGAAGAGATGGAAGCCGACGCTGACGAACTGCTCACCGACCTTGCCCAGGGCAACAAGCCCAGTGCGCCACCGAAGCCGCCTGGCGGTTCTGGTGCTGCCCGTGGTGGCAACGATGGCGACCCGGATCGTCAACTTGCGCGCAGCCTCTTCGGGTCCCACTAACCAACCCGTTAAAGGAGAAACATCATGGCCTCTGTAGCCACCTCACAGTTTGGCACCATTGCCAACGAACACCTCATGGGCGTCATTAAGGCGATCCAGGGCGGCTCTACTGTTGCCGCACTTTCCGGTCAGGAGCCGATGCGTTTCGGCACTGGCGAGATTGTCACGTTCCCCACTGCCCCCAAGGCCGAGTTTGTGGCTGAGGGTGCAGCGAAGTCACCGAGCCCCGGTGCGTTCTCGACCGTTAAGACCACGCCCCACAAGGCGCAGGTAACCGTCCGTCTCAACGAGGAAGTTAAGTGGGCGGATGAGGACTACCAGCTCGAGGCCATGCAGACCCTTCGCGATGCAATCGCAAAGGCACTGTCCCGTGCGCTCGACCTTGGTCTGTACTACAGGGTCAACCCGCTTACCGGTTCGGCTACGTCGTGGACGAACTACCTGAACACGACCACGAACCGTGTTGAGCGCAACACCGCCACCCTTGACACCGACATCCGCACTGCGGCTGGCCTCGTCATTGGTAACGGCGAGTACACGCCCACTGGTATCGCACTGTCGTCCGCTGCGGCATTCGAGCTCGGCGGCATTCTCGACACCAACCTGCGCCCCAAGTACCCCGAGGTTGGCTTCGGTGTGAACCTGTCCAACTTCATGGGCTTGCAGTCGTCGGTCTCTTCGACGGTTGCCGGTCTGCCCGAGATTTCGGGTGGTACTGGCGTGCAGTCCATCATCGGTGACTTCCGTGAGGGTGTCCGTTGGGGCATCCAGCGTGAGATCCCGATTGGTCTCATCGAGTATGGCGACCCGGACGGCCTGGGTGACCTGAAGCGCAACAACCAGATCGCATTGCGCGCCGAGGTTCAGTACGCGTGGTACGTCGACGCGGCCCGTTTCGCCGTGGTCGAGGACGCCGTTTCCTAACCCGCTTTAAACCCTGACACGTGGCGGTCCGCGCCCGCCCGTGTTGGGGTTCACCAACTCAATAGATGGGAGCCTGTCATGGCCTTTGCCACGAGTGCTGATGTTGTGCAGGCTCTTCGCCGTGCGCTGACTGCGACTGAGACTACGTATGTTGCCGGGGTTATTGCAGAGGCCGAGGACCTGATTGTTGGGTATCTCGGTAAGGACCCAACTGTACTCACTGTTGTTCCTGGTCCGGTGACGCGCGTGACGGCTCGCATGGTTGCCCGTGTGTTTGCTCAGGATGATGGGCGTGCGATTGGTCAGTCTCAAACGCAGCAGACTGCTGGCCCGTTTTCGCAGGGTGCGTCGTTTGTGCCTGCTGCTACCACTGGTTCGCCGTGGTTGGCGGCTTCTGACAAGCAAGTCCTTAAGCCTTATCGCAGAGGTGGTGGTCTTATCTCCGTGGCGTTCCGGTCTGAACGCGGCTTTGAGGACCCCCTGTTTGGGGATGTGTCCTGATGGGTTTTCCTACGCCGTACACGGTCGGCGTTCGCATGTATGGCGAGGCGGGTGACGACGGCTTCGGCAATCCTGTCGAGTCGTGGTCTGACCCTGTTGACGTTCCCGTGTATGGGGTCGCACCCGGCACCCCTGGTGAGGACTATGAGCCTGGGCGTATTGCCTCCAACATTCCGATGGTTGTCATTGGTCCGTCGTCGTCTCTTGCTGATGTGAGTGCACGCGATCTGATCGTGTGGGCTGGCAAGGAATATGAGGTTGATGGTGTGCCTGAGGACTTCGATCATGGCCCGTTTGGATTTGAGCCTGGTTGTCGTATTCGCATGATTCGTGTGGAGGGCTGACATGGCTAAGTCCAAAGTGAAAGTCAAAATGCAGAGTGCGGGCGCAAAGAGCGTGCTGTTGTCCGACTCCGTGCGCGATGATCTGAAATTACGTGCCGACCGCATTGCTGCGGCTGCTGGTCCAGGATTTGTGGCGGAAGTCCGCTGGGGCAAGGGTCGCGCACTTGCTTCGGTTACAGCAACCACCCCCGACGCAATGCGCGCAGAAGCCAATGACCGCGTGCTCACAAAAGCACTGGACGCCGGACGATGACCGCCCCGCTTCTAACGCCCTTTGTTGACTCTCTGGTCGTGGCATACCTAAACACCGCCGTGAGTGGTGCAGGAGCCCGCACAAAGGTTCCAGAGACCCTTCCAACCAAGTTCACCCACATCATTCTGACTGGCGGTGCGGGTCGACGCAATCTTGTGTTACATGACGCCAACGTAACCGTTGAAGCATGGGCCAAAACCTATGACGCTGCCGCAACACTCATGCAGTCCCTAGATGCGGCAATGCACAACGCACGCAACGCATCCACCACGATCCTCAACGTCACCTCATATGGGGCACCTGTTGAGCTTCCTATTCCTGGAACCACATACACACGGTTGACCGCCACATATGAGGTCACCGTCAGAGTCTCCGCGTCCTAAACAACCCCTAACGAAAGAGAGAAGTCCAATGGCTGCTCCTGATGCCGCGAATGTTTACGTGGCCGCACCTCTCGTCACTGGCGGCATCTTGACTGCTGCCATTGGCACCGCACTCCCCGCCACTACTGCCGCAGTGACAACCGGCTTTGATGCCACCGGCTACGTCGGTGAGGACGGCCTCACCCTAACCATTGACCGGTCCACTGAGGACGTCATGGCGTGGGGCGGGTCGAAGATCCGCGTGATTACTACCTCACACTCGGTGCAAATGTCCCTGGCGTTGCTCGAGGTGACGCCCGAGAACCTGACGCTCATGTTTGGCACGGACAACGTGGTCACTGTTGGTGAAGAGACCACGGTCAAGTTGAACGGCGTTGACCTTCCCCACTTTGCGCTCATTGTCGACACCTCGGATGGTGACAAGCGGGTCCGTATCACCGCCGCCGACGCGCAGGTGGTTGAGCAGGATGACCTCGTGTTCACCCACTCTGCGCCGACCGCGTTCCAGATCACCATCGAATGCTTCCCCGATGCGAATGGTGACAAGGCCACGATCCTTTACAACACGGGCGTCGTCACCTCCTAGACGTACTCCCTGGCGGCGTCTCGCGCGGAGGGCCGTCGTCGGGGAGTGCCACACCTCCGCGCATGCACACATAAACAGAAAGGCCCTCCGCTATGGCCCTCGAAAAGTTCCACTATGAAACCAAGGCAGGCGACAAGATTGTGCTGCCAAAGTTCGACACCATCCCCACAGGCATTCTCCGTCGCACCCGCAACATGAACGGTCAAGACCAAATGTTTGCCGTGCTTGAGACGCTCCTTGGTGACGACTCCAAGGAAATGGCTGCAATCGACCTGATCCCGTCCGGCGAGCTCAAAGGGTTCATTGCTGACTGGCAGAAGGATGCCGGTATTGACATGGGGGAATCCTCGGCCTCCTAGATTTTCACGACGAGCATCAGGAGGCCGTCGAGCGTGACCTGATTGCGCTCGGCCTTCGCTGGCGTGATGTTGGGTCCGAACAATTCACATGGGGCGACCTGTCCCACATTGTCAAAGCCGCACAGCCTGGGTCTGCAATCTATCGAGTGTTGTCGCCCGAGGGCGCCGGCTGGTCATCGCCTGAGTACATAACGGCTGATCTATTCGATGCGGTGC